GTTCACGTCCTGGACGAAGCCGTTAGCGATGACCGTTCCCGGCGTGCCGGTGATGGTCTCAAGCGCCGTCGAGTACGTGTAGGCGGCGCGCGCGATCCCGTTCAACTTTACGATGCCATCCAAGCCGGCACCGACCGCGGTGAGCGGCGAGCGCTGGTTGTAGGCGAGCTGAAGTCCCTCACAAGTGTCGCTCTGCTTGAGGCTGATGATCGACAGGAGTTGATAGATGGCCGAATCCTTGCCCGTGTACTGATTCTGGCCGAAGATGTTGAGGAACCCCTGAAGATTGTCGTCCAAAATGGAGGCATAATCAGGAATTGATAGGCCGCTCGGTCCGATGCTAGGCGGAGAATAGGACACGCTGAGCCTCCTGTTTCGTAGGTAAAGCCAATCTCCTGTTTTGATAAAATCTTCGCAAAGAATCGGACTGCTTTGCGCGCTCTTGCACAGTGCGAACCTGTCCCAACCTGCTCTTGTTGCCTAAGTTCTTTGATGAAAGCTTGGCTCGGACTTCTGGTGATCGTAGCGCATCAGTTAAATGCATACGATGGGTTTCGCTCAATTTGTAACCGCGCGCACTTGCACCTCCAGGTTTCACTCCGAGCAACCGGGATGCCTGCTTCTCTCGTTCCTCTGAATTTTGCCATCGGCGCTTTGCTGAAACTGACATTGAAGCTCGTGTTTCTACGGAATGTATTGAACCAATCTCCATCTTAAACCCCTAAACCCGCTCCCACTCCGGGAGTGAAGCTTACTGGAACCGGCCCGAAAGCGGTTTGCGCGGTAGCGGAGAACGAGAACTTCCTGGTTCTGCTATCAAATCGTGACGAGATGTCTTGAAGCCCTGAAACGTACGGCGTTCCCGAGATCCGCTCGATGAGGGCAAGCGTCATGGCTTGCTGGTTCTTCGGCGATCCAGAGGCTCCCAGGATGGATTGGAACATCGGCGTGCCCTCGTTCAGGTCTTCCCACCACTCTGCTTGAAACAGCTTCAGGCGCGTGAGGATCGCCTGGGCCACGGCGTTGATGTCGGTCAAGGACACGTCGGGGATCAGGATCGGGTCGTTCGACGTATCTAGGCGAAGATATTGAATGAACGCCATGTCAGTCCTTGGACCACCTTCCGACCACGATTCCGAGAGCGAAGACCACAATCAGGAAACCTGCCAGCATCGCCATCTCCACCATGATGATACACCCGATCCGTCAATGCATGAAAAACTAGTGAACCACGCAGATATGGTCCGGATCAGCTCCATTCCTGAAAAGATCCCCAGCAGTCAAACCGCCAGCCAAAGCCAACAAGTTACTCGCGTACACCGGCAATGAACCCACCGAAATCTTGGAGCCGGAAAGATTCAGCTTGCCGGTAGGAGCCACATCGACCTCGCCCGTGGCGTTGATCTGAACCTTCGGAGCCGTCAGCGTGATGCCGCTCGCCGCCAAGTCCACTATAACGGAGTCATCATCGCTGCGAAGCTGTGCGGAGCTTGCCGAGTAGTTTGACAGGACCCACGGCTGGCTCCACGGACCTAAGACGCAGAAGCAGTCGGCGAGATCATGGCGGCGCCGCTCGAGTTGATCCTGCACGCCGCCCCTTGCCCACCACAGGTCGATGCACATGTCAGAGAACACCAGAAGACATTCGTTCCCGGCTTGCACTGGCAAGGTCAGTGAGAATCCTCCTGCGCGGGGCAGCACGACCGGAACCTCATGAATCACGGCGATGGCCATGCTTTGAGGCCCCGTCAGCGTTCTCACCTGTTCTCGGATGGCGATTTGAACGGCCGCCGTCTGCTTCGCGGCGTCGAATGCTTGAACGATCCCTGGCACGGCCACGCGAAGATCGGCTAGAGCTTGCCGGAGGATCTCCTTCCATTGGGCAGACTCGGCGTAATTTATCTGAGCGGGTGTCAACGGCTGTGGAGCGCTGTTCATCGCGTGGCACCTGCGGCGTTCGCCATGAACATTCCAGTTAACAGGCCTTGGGCGTACGTCCGGCTGTATCCCGTGACTTCCGTGCTCCAATCGTTTCCCCGGCTGTCTCCGTAGTGGTGAACCTGAGCGGCAACGAAGGTCAGGGTTGGGTCCAGCGGAGTCTGGATCGAGCCGTACTGCACCTTGCTCTGGCTTATCACCGTTCTGTCGAGATGCACGAGAAGCGGAGGAACCTTGACCACCAGCCGCGGATCGAGGAGGACGGTGAAGATCACTCCGAAAGGCGTCTGGCGCGGAACGCCGATCACGCTCTGCGTCACGTTCGAGCTGGTGAGCGCCGGGTTGTATCCCGGAGGAAACGCAGGGCCGTAGCTCAAGTCGGGCCCAGGCGCGAGCGAGTCCATCTCGCTTAGGTTGACGTTCTTCCCGTCCATCCAGTGAGACAGGAAGTTGTCGTCAGCCATGTCGAAGAGAAAGCGGCTGACCTTTCCGAAAACCGTCTTGCCGCGCGGATACTGCTTCGCGGACAGGAGTTGCTTTGCCTTGGAGCTAGCCTGGTAGCTTGCGCCGATCTCGGACACCATCCTTGACACGAGCTGAAGCTGGCTAGAGAACGGACCTTGGGCGAAGTTCACTATGTTCTCGTTGATGAGCGGGATGCTCGCCAGGCAGTGGAACGTGATTCTGAAGTCCACCACGTTCTCGCGGTCAAAAAGCACTTGAAGCACCGGACCGTCCCAGATGATTGAGGACTTGCTAGGACCGGCTTGGAAACCAGCCTCCAGGGTTGCCCACGTCGCGTTGAACAGGACGTTCTGAATCTCGGGATCGTTGAGATTGTAGATGACTATGTCCGCGTACCAGAATGGAGAGGGCAGCGTGCTCTCGAGAACGTCGAAGGTGATTCGCAGCGCTTCCGGCTCCCACGCGCTGGACGACATGACTTCCTGAGCACCGGAAGAGGACGTGATGGTCAGCTTGTATGCTCGTCCCCAAAGGGGAATGGTCGACGTGCTCATGCTGCCACCTCGTTCGTATCGCCCCAGCACATTACAAAATCGCTGCCCAGATTCTGCCTTCCCGGATAGTCAGCCTTAGAGTTTCCGGTGTTCAGCATGTACGCGCTTCCGATCTTCAGGTATTGATGCTGCGCCAGAAGGTTTGCTCCCGGATACCAGCCCGTGATCAATGGAATGGAATCAACCAACGGTTTTCCCGTGGAATCGCTCACCGACAAGAGCCAGTAACCCGCCATCTCTGACCAGCGGATGGTGTGGTTCAAGGTCAGAGGCGCGCCGTCCACCTGAAGCTGAACCGAGTAGCTTTGGTTGGGCGCTGCTGAGAGCGGAATGATCTGGTCAGACATGTTAGTGCGCCGGAAACAGTTGCGGAAGATTGCTGACGTTGCTGCTTGACCACGCTCCCGCTCCTGGCGTGTTCACGGGCGCGACGCTCGCCGGAACCTCGTTCTGGCTCTGTTGGGTCGGCGTCGGCGGCTGCGCCGTCACGCTCCCCAGGTTGGTCTGCTGAGTGTCCTGGGGCCTCGCGCTGGCCGGGACGGTCTGCGTCGTGGCGGCGAATATCTCCTCGAACTCCACGCGCATCCTCAGGGCCGCGATCGTCTTCACCGTGTCCTCGGGAGTGAGGGAAACGATCACCATGTTCTTGTAGGTCCGAAGCCTCGTGGTGAGCGTCAGCGGAACGCGCGCGAACTGCATGGCCAGCATGATCTGATAGGCCGAGACCGACTTGCTGGGAGAGCCCGTCCACTGGCCCGGAGTGAACGAGTCCATCGCGTCCGACATGCCGAGTTCCAGAACGACGCGGGCGGGCTCGACGTAGGCATGGTCCGAGATGTTCGCGCCGGTCTGAACCGGATGCTTGGTCTTCGTCAATCGCTGCTCATGTCCGGCCCGGAAGACCGCGTCGAACACATAGACCGTCTGAGCCGTGGGAAGCGTCGCCGCGATCCCCGATGGCCCGTACTGCGGCGTGCTCGACTGCCCCGGAAACGTCAGGAGAACGGCTGCCCTGGAAGCCCCGGAAGCCCACTGCGGAGGACGCCAGAGATTGCCCATCAATAACTCCATCCTGGGCTGGAAAATTCAGCCAAGTTGCGCTGAGTGCGCTTGTTGTTGGCATCTTCAACGCTCTTCCTGACGGCATGCCCTATCTCTTCCGCCGTGGCTCCCGGATGAGTCACGTTCACCTCCACGTTCGTGTAATTCGTTACTTGATGACCTGGCGCAAGTCCGGTCTCGAAAGCGCCGGCGTGATATCGCTCCATCCCGGCGGCGTAATTGCGCAGCGTGTCCTCGTAGTATCCTCCGCCTTTGAGCAGCTCAGCCATGCCCTCGACGCTCTGAGGCATCGCACCCGCCGTGCGGTATCTCGGCCCGCTCAGCACCTGGACGTAGCGGTTGGCGAAGTCAAGCAGGTTGGAGAACGACTGATACCGGTTCGTGCCCGGAATCTTGATGCCGGCGAGGTTCAGCTTGCTCTGCGCTAGTGAGCTGGTGAAGCCTCCGGTCTCATGCGCCCACTGCGACCAGATCACGTCTGCTGGGATTCCTAGCTTCATCGAGGCGTAGTTCGCATACCCAAGAGCTTGCTGTGATAGATTTCCTCTTTGACCCTTAATGATTCCGAGCCGCTCATACCCGGCGGCGGTGGCTCCTCCAACCTCCGCTCCCAGGTACGCTCCGCCAACAGCGCCCAGAGGACCTCCAAAGATGGCTCCCGCAGTTCCGCCAACGATGGCACCAACAGTGGTGGCTGTTTCCGTGACGGCCAGCAAATCTTTCGCTGCCTTGAGTTCTCCCCAGCCAGCCTTGAAGTTACCGCCGGAGATGAACGACGCGGCGCTGATGAGATGAAGGGCGATCTCTTCGGCATGAATCATTCCGGTGGTGAATATAGCCATGCCATGCACGGCATGTTGGATCGCCGTCGCCAGCTTCTCGAAGCTGGACGTCGTTCCCATGATCGACGTGTCGCCAGAGATAGCGCCGATGAGGTTCGTGAACGCAATGCCCGCGAGTTTCAGTAAGTCCCAAGTGTCAGTGAGGACCGCCTTGATGTCCTGCATGATCGGCTTCAGTTTGGTTTCCAGCCAATCTCCAATCCACGGCAGGTTGGCGATCAGCCAGTTGTTGAGGTTCTTGAA